TATTGCAGGAGGTCATCCCAAGACCCCCGCGCTTTCTTACGCACTTTCGCTTGAAGGCTCAAGGTTAGATGCTCTTGCCGGTGAAGATTAGAATTCCATCTTCTTCGGTTCGAGCCCTTGAATCCAGGGCAGAACGTATAAGCACGGGAACCCGGTCCCTCCGCTCCAGAGTAAAGCAGGAACTTCCGAATATTCGGAGGCAACTGCTGGAGCATCCAGAAGGAGGTTTTCCAGTACCCTGACTTGTGCAATAAGTTGGAAACTTCTATCCAACTTACCACAGATTCAGGCTTTCTGGAGACCGGTCGAGTCGGTGCACCAACATACGTTGGTGTAACATCATGGTTGCGATAAGCATCCATGCCGCAAGATTCGCGGAAGAACCCCTTGGTATGCGTCTTTGACGCATTTACCTTTAGCTGCATTGCAGCCAGGGCCCGACTCAATGTCGCAACATTCTGGGACGGTAAAACGATATCGTCCCCGAATACCCGGACTTCCCTTGCAGCATTATCTACACTTTTCCTTGTAACGGAGAGACCTCTGTCGAAGAGGATACTCGCGATACAAGTTGAAGCATAGATAATCGTCTGTACAGGGAAAGTTACTGCAGATCCTTGAGCTGCAAACTTCCGCAGCTTCATGGAAAGATCTGGATCTGTTCCGGTACGATCGACAAGATAGCGCGATCGCACCGCATGCAGTGCCCCGAGGAATGAAGAGTTAGCGCCGAAGGCGCGCTCGACAGTCCAACAGGACAATCTGTCTGATGCCGATGATAAGTCGACAGTAGACAGGTATCCAGTTCGACTTGCTTCAAGTGCAGCAGCCCGTGAGGGCTCCTGTGAAGTAAAGTCGATGCTCTGCTTCAGTGGAACGGGAAGGTTTTTTCTGATCCACCTCATCAGTCCTTGTTGAATGAACTGATGGTAAGTCGGTTCCGATGCAATGAGCCTTGGACCTTTATAGGTCTTTGGCACAGCCATCAAAGCGCAAGGGTGCTCTGACTCTGAGAGAACAATGTCCTCTACGAACCTACCTTCGTTCAAGGAACGAAAATAGGCAGGGTCAAAGTATCCTCCAAGCTTAGATGGCCACGAGCAAGCAGTGAACTTATCGCTGCCTGTCCGTACATCAGAAACGGCCCCGGGTCCATGCTTTGGTATGATGTCAAAGACATCAACGTGGGTTTGAGGAGAAAGCCGTCCACAAACGTGGTCGAGCGTACTCCAAAAGCGGGAGGGAAGGAGATCTGTAAGATCACCCAACTCCCCCGACAAGAAAGATTCCTCAAATGTCTTGCGACAAAAGAGGAGTACATCCTTGTCCCACGAGAGATGAGGAAGGCGTAGTGATAAGTCGGTTTCGACGAACTCATATACAGCCTCCTGTACACTCCCCTCCTTAGGGGAGACCTTTACTCGTTTGAAGAAGTAAAGGAGTTGACGTACACCAGCCACGATCGAAGGATCAATGGCTTGGTCATACTCTCCAAAGCTGTTCATGCATGTATGGAGGAGTGTTCGGAATAACCAGCTACGCTGGAGATCCCTTACACCAGTGACCTTGGTAAATTCGCCAAGATCAAGTTGTCCAGAGGAGAGACCAGAATCAAAGGCCTTTCCAACTCCAGGAAGAATGAGATATAGAATCTCTTCCTTCCCACGAGTCTGAACAATCCTCTCTACCTTTCGGTAGTAAGCGTGAACGGTGGACTGCAGATCCTCGTGCATATCTGCCACGTCAAGCGTAAGCTTGTGGTAGAGCACAAGGTCCACAGGTTGATCGATTTCCATTATTAACGGCTCCTAAGTAAGAGGCGTTGGAAATCGCCGAGGAAGTCTAAGTTCGACGAATCGAACTAAGACGACCTTTCACGACTGTCGGCCGACAATCGCTGCCACGGTGGAAGCATCGAGAACATCGATGAGACCATCATAGGCATTGATCGAATCGGTCGCGATCTGGACACCATCAAAAGTCTTGATGACGATCCAGGCCGAAGACGAATGAACGTAGAGCCCTTCTGAGTCGAAGTGTTCTACATCCAACCGGACGAGATGGGATTCTTGATCCCCACCTCGTGCTGGGATCGTGTGCTTGACCGTCAAGGTCAAACGCTGATCGCCGGCGGCATTCTCACCGAAGTATTCGGCAGAGTAATTGTCCTGGTTGATTCGGTTGAGCGAGATGCTCTCTGAATCATACGTCATCGTGAGAGGCGAAGTCAACATGTGGGTTCTCCATCAGTTTGGGAAAGTGGACGTCTACAGACGTTCACGCAAGATGCCCAAAAGTAAGGACACCAAGATGATAGGTAAGCCAACAAATGGCATACCCAAGAGGCAGAGTTAACTACCTGAAAGCAGCACTTGTCGCGAGACTCCCCAAGATAGGGAGTTTCTGACCCAGGGTGGATAGTGCAAGTGATGGAACAGCAGTAGGATTGCTAAATACTCTACGCATTTTGCGCTCGGTATATCGCAACCCATTGTTGGTCATCACTTGTTCCCATCCGTAACTTGGCACCAGAGTTGATCGAACCCAGTATCTGTCATTGCACATGATGCAAATCGAAGATACTTGGTCCTCAGCACTTTTGGCTTCGATGAAGTCGCCAATGCTGAGAAAGTAATCGATCATGAAGGACCACGGTAAAGCATCCCACAAGGCTTTCGCCTTATTGTGGAAACCAAGCGCCCAACCCAACTTCTCCATCTCCGAACTAAATCGGGGTACAGAGTAGTCGGGCGTTAACTTGGCAGAATACCATGTCCTACGCCGCATATTCTGTTCTTTATACCAAAGAATCTCGGATACACGGTAGGGATTGGATAGAGAACCATCGGACGAATCCTGATGGGACTCACAACCAATACCTCCACTGATGCTATGGGACTCTTCCGCATCATAGATGCGTTTAAGTCGAGACTCGACATTCTCTGCGAAATTTGCGAACGTTTGCAAATCAGCAATGAATGGCGCCCAGCCAAACGTGTAGGCTAGGTGTGCTTGATCGGGTCGAAGGCCATTAGGCCTACCGAGAAGCAAGTCCCCAGACCACTTTATGAGCTGAGGTAGCTCACGAAGCTCCCAAATAAAGTTGGGCAGAGAAACAACTCCAGCACTTGTGCGGAGGTTGCTCAATGCCTTATTTAGGAGGGTCTGCCAGTCCGGTTGACCATAGTCAACTAGCCCAAAGGAA